CTTAGAGGCTCTCGCCCCTAGGGACCAGTCGTATTAGTGTCTAGCTACATTGCTGTAACTAAACTTGGAGACCTAAATAGTCTCCAACCATCCTCGAACTAACCGTTCGCGGCGAGGAACCGCGTATACCAACCTGCTGTTCTCTGTGCTTCCATCGCATTTTTGTGCGATCTGGACCAGAGAGTCTTGGAGATTCCACCAGGAATCTATATCAGGCCTAATATTAGTACCTGAGACCAAGAAGGACTTAACAACCCATCGATGGAACCTCCTGTTATAACACAGTGACGGTTCATATCTAATGAGCGTTGCTAAGTCGCAAGACTCGTACCTATAGAGTCCCGAAGCATCCGGATTGTTGCATAAAGGCAACTTTCCAAAATGCTTTTGGACTTCACGGTACATCATCTCAGCAGTTAGGGTGTAGCCTCCCATGGACATGGCCTTAGCCAGGTCACAAGAAGATACAGCACCGGTAACAGAGTAGGTATCATACCTCTTCAGTCTACGAGGTGTAACGTCAACGCCGTTGAAGGCGTCAACACCACAGGATTCTCGGAAGAATCCATGCCTAAATGTCTTGCCAATGTTCGGTTTTAAACCGGATCGGATCAAGGCACCTAAGGCGCCATCGTAGTATTTTGAAGGGAATATGATATCATCTCCGAAGACATATATATCGCTACAGTATTCACCATAGCGACACAGAATGCCAGCTTGCACCAGACTGAAGAATAGAAGACTCTGAACGGGAAACGTTAATGCGTTCCCCATAGGAGCCCATTTCTTCAATTCTATGACCCGCTTATCCAGTAGTCTAACTCGGTCAGCACGACTGCAGGAAAGGATACCGTATACGTAATCTCCGAAGAGATTACGCACGAGCTCCTTACTAATGCAATCGCTTGCTTCCTTCAAGTCAAGAGTTACATACTCTCGATTAATTGAAGAGGACAGTGCTAGCCTTCCGTTAACTCTCTGATCAGTGAAGTTAATACTTCCCCGACAAGGAGAGCTATTGGAGGTAATAGCAGCCTCGAGTAACCTACGACATCCTTGTTGTATCCATATTGACTCTGCGGGGTGAACGCAAATTAAGCGTGGACCCCTTGAATCTTTAGGGACAGCAACAAGATTGGCGACAATATTGTCGACAACTGAGATTACACTTTTCTGAGCTTCA